CAACTGCGTATCTCTTTTCCCCAAGGCTTCTCTACTGATGGGAGATTGACAAGAGGTTTCTTATGCTTGAAACGTAGAGTATTTGTAAGTCCGTCTATCTCTGCTCGTAGGTATCCGTTACGTTCACACTCAACGAATCCGTTTAGTATACCTAACCTGTGTTGTAAAACTGTAAGACCGTCTAAGACCTGCACAGCAGGGTTGTCTTTGGCTAGTAGCTTGACAGACTCTGTTAGTTCACCATTGAGTCTAACCTGTTCTACCTTCTTCTCTTCACCTGTATCCTTGTTCTTGTTATACTTGTATGTGCAAGGTTGCCAACCCAAAGAGTACAACCACTCTTTAACTTGCTCAGTAGAGTTTGGATTGGCTTCCTCTGCACCTTTAACAACTGTAACATCTTTGTCGTATGTGTCTGGGAGACCATGCTCTTCTAATAAATCAAACCATCTCCTACCGTGAGAAGAGAGAGTGCCATCTTTCTTATAGCATATCTTTGGTTTACTCTGCACTCTGTAGAGTTTTCTCATAGGCATAACGTCTATAAGTTCTGTTACTTTTTTATTCTGTAGTTCTGTCAACTCGTTAACACACTTCTTGGCTAAGTCAACATTAACTCTCCAACCTGAACGCTCTGCTTGTCTAGCACAGTCCATCTTAAACTCTAAGTATTTAAAAAACTTATCTAGTTCTTTCTTATCTTTGTACAGAACCATGAATCTTTTAATAAGATTATTCCATAGTGCATATGTAATCTTAACATCCTCTTCACATCTATGAGAGTAATCTTCTATAGACAAGTTGTTCCAATCATCTATCTTTGGTTTCTCTATCCCAAAGTCAGGAAAGAAACTATCTAGTCCATGCTTGCTGCGTGTGGGATTTATAACCCAAGACATAGGTAATGTATCGTAAAGTCTTGCGTCTATCTTAATATCTAATAACTTCTCTAGTAGTGGTATGTCATACCGTATAATGTTGTGGCCTGCAAGATGGGTAGCTTCACTCAAAAGTCTACGCATATCATCATAGTCGTGATACGTTATAACAGTGTCATCGTATGGTGCTTCGGCCTTTGTATCTACAAAAGATAAGCAGTGTATCTTTGTTGCATCATCAAGAAGTCCGTTTGATTCTACATCAAATATTATCATGCTACGTTTCTCTCCCTGTCTCTTGTATCCTCTGTGAGGAGTGTTGTCTCAGGGTCATAGTATACACTACCTGCTTTACCAAGTCTAGCAAAAGGTCTGTTCTTATCAACGATAAATTCAGTAGTGTTCTGAACTGTGACATCTTCGTTCTCCACATCCCTCTCAATCTTGATGCATATGATAGCTTCTTCTTCTAGAGAAGACGCATACTTTGTACGTCCATCATCATTAACCTGTGATATAAATACAACACCTATGTTCAACTCTTTTGAAAGCTGTGCCATCCTAGCACCAAGAGATGTAAGCACAGAGGTAGCACCGTCAACACCTGTCTGACTAAGGTAGGCAAGTCTCTGTACGTGGTCAACAAAGATATACTCTGCACCATAGACGGTGGACGCAAGCCGTGTATACTCTAGTAGTTTGAGAGGGTCATCATGTGAACGCATCTCAAATACTATGGTACGTTCTCCCTGTGTCGCTTCAAGGGCAGCCTTTATAACATCATCCTCTGATACGTTGTTCTCTTGTGCATCGTCCTTTGTCCTGACGTTCACACCAAGATGGTAGGTAGCCATAGCACGATACGTTGTACTTCGCATTTCTTCCATGTGCAGGAGAGCAATCCTAGTGTCAGGGTTCTTCAGCAATCCTGTCTCAAAGTAACGTATCACCTCGGTCTTACCTGTACCCCTTGGTGCTTTTAGGAACGTCAAGCCACCCTTAACTATACCACGAATTTTGTCATCAAGACCTGTGTGTCCTGTCGGAGTGTAGTCGTAGGGATTCTCTGTGCGTATAGCCTGTGCCACTTCCTCATCGGAACAGAAGAAGTTGTCAGGTGAATATCTCTGTGGCTTGAGAGCCGTCCACTTCAACTCTTCTATATCACCTGCCATAAGAAACTCATTAGCATCTTTATACTTTGACATCGGTACATAGTACAGCTTGGTGGGAAAAGATTCATACAACTTTTCTGCACTTCTGCGTCCTGCATCATCTAACTCACCTGCATAGATAATCTCTTTGAAGGAGTTGAGGTAGTTATAGTTCTGCTTAATGAACTTCTCACCGATAGACGCAGAGGGGAGTGACTTAACAAAGAACTTCTGACCTAGTATCTGATAGAGACTTGCTGCATCAAACTCCCCTTCGGTCACATAGAGTTTATTAGAGGAGTTAGAATTAAACTCAGGACCAAACAAGTGATTCATACCTACACCCTTGTCCTTTATCCAAGTCTTAGACTTGTCATCAAAGGCTCTGTACTTGACCGTGTGTGGGTACTTGTAAGCGTATCGGACAGGCTTACCGTCTGCGTCTGTCTGTATCTGTATACCATACAGCTTACAAACCTCAGGGTCTATCCCCCTGATGTCATCGTAGGTGACACCCTTAACTTCTTTCATCATAATATTTTCTCTCCTCTTTAGTGGGTAACTCTGCTTTGCCCAATCAAACACAGGTAGTCGGTGCTTGTTTGGATAGGACTCACCACAACTGTGACAGAAGCCGTAGCCATCGTCATTCCAGTTGAATGCGTCTGAAGAACCACAGTCCTCAAAGGGACAGGCTTGGTGTGGATTGTCTGCCATCTACTTCTCCCATCTGTAAAATATATGTCTGTCTATTCGTGTAGTTCTTGTCTTGGTTTTTCTCCATGCTGGTCTCACATATGTAGCATGGTAGTGTGTTGCTCCATCTGTAACATCTATGTTTATACTCTCAGACATTACTATGGACGCATATCGTATTGCGTTTCCCCACTGTTTACTCTTCATGTTGGGTTGGTCAGACTTGCCATCACAATACCAACTGAATTGGCACTTACCAAGTACAACCTTTCCATTCTTATAGGTGAGTCCCTGCTTGACCACATCACAGACAGTATCTGGATACCTGTGGTCATACATACGGTTCATAACTACCTGAGCCACAGCAAATTGACCTAACTTTGATTCGTTCTTTGCTTCAAAGTAAATGTTTGCTGCCATACACATTAACGCTGTTTCTAATATCATCCTATAAATCCTTGTACTACTACATTTAATGCTAGTGTCATTACTACTGCTAACATCATTAACAAAAATAATGCGTGTCCCTCATCCATCACAAAAGTTCCTCCAAAATTTACAGTTGTTATCTCCTTTACATACACGTTCATGCTTGGCATTTTCCCAACACTCTGATTGCCACGGTGAGAAATACTTAGTCGTAAATCTATCCACCCAATCTTGTCCATCTACTACCCATAACCCAAATATAGGTAAGGGTATGAGCAGTAAGAACACATAGAAAAAGGCAGTTCCAAAGCCTTTATTGTGATATGGTTTATTCATGTCTTAACTCCAACTCTGTTATAAAGTATTCATCATTAAGCATCTCTACTACTTGAGCCATACTATAAGCTCTTATGTAAATACGAAATGATTTTTTACTGTGTATTTGTTTCTTTAATTCTACCATATATCTATTCACTATTTTCTCCTCATTTCTAGTGCAGATTTTGCTGTGTTAAAGTTATGTTTATTGTAGGGATTAAGGCTCTGCACGTTCCTATGCCCTGTCACAGACATGATTGCAAGTTGGTCAACACCGCTGCGTATCAATTCTGTTATTGCTGTCTTTCTCAGGTCTCCCATCTGTAACTCCTTAGGAAGTCCACAGAGAGCCTTTACCTCATTCGCAAGGGCAGACACTTGGAAATGCTCAATGACCCCATACGCACCATCTGAAGGTCTCTGATAGGGTAAGACATAATCTTGAAATCCCCAATCCTCTCTTTGTTGAGAAAGTAGTTCATCTAACTTACCCTCAATAGGTAGCTGCACTGTTGCACCACGCTTAGTTTGTTTGATTGTTACCATTTTGTTATCAAAGTCTATAGATGACCACTTCAATAAGCGAATATCAACAGGTCTCTGTCCCCATTCGTAGCAAAGTAGGGCAAGTAGTCCAATATTTCTGTACTCAAACTTAGAGAAAGCTGTTTCAACGAACAACTCAACTTGTTCTTGTGTCCATACGACAGAACGTGGCTCATGTGACCTCTTCTTAACCATAGACATTGGGTTTTTGTCCATCAAACCAAGAGATATACAAAAGTTTATCAAGACAGAGAAGATTCTAGAGAGTTGATTAGCATTATCAACACTCACCTGCTTAACCCAAGTCTCATATAATTCAGTGCAGTGTGTGGGGGTAAGGTATTTAAGTGTTATGTCTCCTAATTCTCTACCAAACATCTTTGTTACACATATTTTATTGAAACCATAGGTGTATGTCTTCTGTGTGTGTAGAGATAACGAATTAAACTGACCTGTCTTGTAGTAGTGAGCAAGAACTTGACGCAGATTACTGTTAATATCTATGTTACCAGCTAGTATCTTACCTCTCCTGAAGTCTTCGACTACCTTAATTAGTTTTGGTATTTCGTATCGTGCTGCTCTGCCATCTTGAAATGTTTTACTCTTAACGACACCGGATAATTTAGCATCTTTTGGTGGAACAAATCGGTAGACAGTAGAGCCGTCTTTAAGTTTTGTCTTTGTTGTGTACTTCATCTTCTTCTTTCAGTTTTTCAATCATCTTATTTATGTACCACCTAGCTTTCTCTAGGTCTTGAATAGGCTTGCCTTTGTAGTGCCATCTCCACAAGTATTTGAATGATGCAAGCCAACAATACGACACAAAGGCAGACACTACAGCACCATGCACCATAGACTTCATAGCATCTATACACTCTATACCACCCTTAGTGTAGTGAGAAGGGTGATTAACCATGTCTTCCATCTGCTCATTTTCCATTTGGCACTCAAAACAAACACCATTATCATCTACTAAGTTACCACAATGTTCACAATAATCTTTATTCATCTTTACCTCTTAAATAATTAACTTAAAGTAGAAGGAGTTAAGGTTAACTTTAAGTATTACATAAAGTAATATTATACAGTAATAATAAATCCTGTCAATCCCCTTCCTCAGATTTATTTTCCTGTGGCTCTTCTGCAACACCCTTGTATGCCTTGATGACATCACTGGAGAATAATTTCTTAATGTTTACAAGGTACATCTTAGATGCGTTGTGGTCTCCACCACTCACCGTCTTAACAAAATCAAGAGAGTCAACTATTTTTCGCAGCGTTTCTGTTTTAAATACAAGTGTAGCGTATATGTCACCATTAATGCACAGATTGTGAAACCAATAGTCAGACTCTGTAGCATTGATACCTGATGGTTTCCCCCAAGATTCGTATTCCACAGCTATATTTCCGGTTCGCTGCCACATACCTTTCTCTGACTTCACCTCTATCTTCTTGCCTTTAAACATGTCTATGACTTCATCTTCCATGCCTAGACCAAAGTTTAGGTCACCAGCAAAGTCAATGTCATACTTCTTCCTATCTGCTTTAGTGGGTCTTGTCATTTGATTTCTCCTCTGGTAAATCTTCTTTGAGTTGATAGTCTGCGTACCAACCACCCTCTAAACCTTTTGGTTGTTGGAACTCTAATATATTTGATAGCCGATACATGAGAGACTCTAACTCACAAACGTGTTCATAGTAGATAGGTATCTTCTCTGATGTGTTGCAGTTTAATTCTCTCAGCATGTTAACATATTTGAGTAACTCTAGTCTGTCCTTGGGGTCTATACTAATTGTTTTCATATCTTTCTCCTCCTATCTGTCATCTGCATTATCTCTTTCATAATGTATAGTTGACCATCAAGATTAGATTGTTCTCTTGATGAAAAGCCACCATGATATATACGATTTATTATTTTAGTCCTTTCACGACACATCTTTTTAAGTCTATTAATGATTTCATTATTCTTATTCATGTATCACTCCATCTTAAAATCTGGTTAATCATAGCCATACTCTACGACTACTCCTGTGTTCCACTTCTTTAGTTCTTCTTCTGCCTGTTCCTTAGTGTCAAAGGTTTTGATTGGACTCTTATCTGTCCACATAGCACCGCAGCCCTCTTTGACGTACTCTAATCCTTCTGTCTCAAAGGGTTCAAACATTACTGCATATTTTTTTACCAATGCCATACA